ACCACTGCATCGGGAGATACTGTTCTTCGTCGTACTAAACAGAACTTCCCGTATCAGGCAGGTAAAAGCATGATGCTTTTACAAAGTTTTGTAGGTGCTCCGCTTGCTTCTGGCCTCATTCAGGAAGTGGGAATTTTCAATGATCAGAATGGCGTGATGCTACGCGCCAGTGGTGCCACGGTGCAATTCGTTGTCAGAAGTTATGCATCTGGCACTATTAATGAAGACGCAGTGAATCAAAGCGATTGGAACATTAACACACTTTCTTCACTTAACTTTGCTAAAGCACAAATCTTTACTACTGATTTGGAATGGCTGGGAGTGGGGCGCGTTAGGTGCGGTTTTGTTGTTGATGGAGAAATAGTTTATTGCCACGAATTTGAGCATTTCAATGCATTGGATAGTGTTTATATGACAACGGCTATTTTGCCATTGTCCTATCGCATTCATAATGCTTCTGCTCAAGCGTCTTCGGCAACAATGAGGCATATTTGTTGCAGCCTGCTAAGCGAAGGCGGCTACGAGCCAGATGGTGCCATTTATTCAGTGTCGCATAGTCTTTCAACAGTACCCAACACTTCTGGAGAGCGCATTACTGCTGGCATTCGTATGGCCAGTGGTCGCACTGGCAATGTCATTCTTCCCGTGAGGATTTCTACAACCACTGGTTCTAGTGATGTAGTGTTGTGGCGACTACGATTGAATCCTACTCTTTCTGGCGTTACTTGGAGCGCAGCCAATAATGGCAGGGGCAATGTCGAAGTGACGACAAGCGGCACTGCTACTGGAGGCACTGTGATTGATTCTGGTTTTGTCAGTCAGGGCAGTGCTAATAACTATGCAGTGGCAGAAGCCATTCGCTTAGCGCTTGGGCAAAACGCCTCTGGCGTTAGCGACACCTTGATTCTTACTGTGGACAGTGACACGAGCGCTAAAGCTTTAGGCATGATTGGCTGGGTGGAAGTGGTTTAATGGTTAAAGTGAGTTGCCTTTGATTGCTATCGTTTACATGGCAAATTATTTTTTGGCAAATTACAATAAAAGAAAAGGGAACAGCCATGCTGACACCGGGCAAATACGATATTACGATTTATCAAGGTGCCACTTTTGATTTGCCCATTCAATACAGGGACAGCAACAATGCTCCTGTAAATATGTCCGGCTATACAATTAGTGGCACAATATGGAATAGGATTGGCACGCAGAAAATAACTGATTTTGCAATACCATGGGTGTCGCAGGCTAGTGGCATGTTTAAATTGCGACTAGAGGCATCAGGCACTGCTAGGATTGCGGAACAGGGCCAATATGATGTGCGAATTACTCAGCCAAATGGAGACATTTATTATCTTTTAGAAGGCAATGCTTTCTTGAATTTGGGACTCATCTGAATCATGACACAAGTTAGCGTTGACATTCAACCAGTAAATGTAATTGTTGAGGATCAGCCAGTTCATCGCATCGCTATTATTGCGCAGGGTCCACAAGGTCCATTAACTGCTGACCTCACCGAACTTCAGCAAAGAGTGACAGATCTTGAGGCTGGTATTGACGAGGGTCCGTACTGACCTTAAACTACGCTGGATTGCTTTCATCAAAAATGGACGCCTTTAAGGACCAGTGGTACAAGCAGCAAGTGGATCACATCTCAGAGGCTCTTCAAGAGCTTCTTACGGACGACGATCCTGCCGTTGCCATCAAGGGACTAAGCGAAGCCATCAGTGAGTGGGAAACCTACCACGAGAAGGAGCTGGCTAAGTGGAAGCGTCTCAGGGCGATTCTTGCTTGGGAAACTGGTACGTAATTCGCAGTTCTCCCCCTAGTGCCTTTACAGCCTCACTGGCGTCCGCTGGTGGGGCTGTTTCAATGAGGACAGACGGAACAATGGCATCAGGAAGTGGCGTGACGATGGCATCAGGGAAAAGCTTATGAGCTTGTTCGGCCAGAGCGTTTGCTTTTGTTTCTCGCTCTTCTTTTTCCCATTGTTTCACTAAAACAGCAGCTTGCTGGTCAACTTTCTGCATGACGCCTTTGGTTTTCCATTCTGCCCAATCAGGCCTGCAATGTGCCATGAGCATTTTGAACCATGGCTTAAAAGCAAGGGAGGGCCGTTTTACGACGGCCCATAAGCCTAGTTCGTAGCAAAGAGCATTAAGCCAAGACTGCCAATTCATTTGCTATTTGCGAATGGCGAATGATTAACCTTCTTGAAAAACTGAAATATACACTGTGCCTGTTTTAGTCAGAGGCAGAATTTTATCGCGAAGATCAATGTTGAACGCACGGCAACAACCATGAGTTGGTACTAGAGGTTGCTTGGGAGCCCATGCACCAGGCCAACCATTTGCGCTTCCGCCACCATGCAACATAATTCCTGCACGGCCATATTTAGCTTCTTGATTCTCTAGTTCCACCATATCAAAACTGTACCAACCATAAGCCATGAGCGTACGATCATAAGCAGGTTTGTCGCCCACTCGCTCGTAGTCTTTGTAGATGGTGCCGATCTTGTACAGACCAGGAGGACAGTCAGAATTCGTGATCTTCCATTCAAAATCACTATATTGTCCGCGAGCAAGACAAGAAATTTCCCATAGAAGTTTTCCTTCAAAAGAGAAGGCTTTCATGGTCTCAACGGCATCATTCACAATCAAATGTGAATCGCCTTTCTTGAAGCCAAAATCTTGCGGACGTTTCTTGGGGCCGATCATAGTAACAACAGTGCTCTCAGGAGCATATTCTTTCATGAGCTTAGACAGCTTTGCTGGATAAGCGGGATCAGTGGCATAGCTTTGCTCCTTGAGCATGCGAGCAGCAGCGTAACGATTAGGAGCGCGATTAATGCCCTTGAATTGACGATAGTCTTTATACCAGCGCGTGACTAAGTATTCAATGCAAGCAGCAAGACTAGGGAAGTCAATAAAACCAGCCTTGATGGTCACCCATTGACCATCGTAAAATTCTTGCGTGGAAGTGGTAGTGCCGTCTCCCTTTAGTCCCAGATAGTTATTTTTGCCAGACGTGTGCTTACCGAAGCCACTTTCCAGGCAGCACTGTGCTGCTACCAGCTCTGGATAGCGAGCGCCGTATTTACGGGCTGTCTGGAAGCATTCGTCCCAGAAAGCCCGATTAGAGGCCCACATGGCTCAGTCCTTAACGCGGAAGACTGCCTTGAGCCCAGTCAGCAGAAGCTGGATGATATTGTTTTCCTTGTAGGGAGTGCGTTCGATGATTTGGTCAGCAGCAGCAACAAGAATGCCACCAATTACGAACCATTCAATGCCGCTCATGATGAGAGATGCAATGGGAATATAAATAGCCTAGCGTTCAATCTCTAGGTTTCGTACTCTTGCTTCCATTTCGCTCATCTTGTCTGTAAGCGTAGAAAGCTTCTCTGTTACCGTTTCAATTTGCACTGCCACTCTTGCTTGTTGAGTGCCCACTGCAATAAGCATGGCGCCTGTTGAAAGCAACATGCCAGCCGTGATGGTGGCTACGAAATTTGCAAGGCCGTCCTTGAAACTGTCCATAGCCGACAATCAATACTTTGATTCTAGACGAAATTCGCGGGGCATTATTTAGCGTTAAACTATGGTCAAGACAACTAAATAGTGCCATGCCAAGAGCGAATGGTCCTGATGAGCTGCTTTATTCTCTCATTGAACTTCGCCCTGGAGATGCAAAACGTCGGTTTCGTAAGAGTATTTTTGAAGACTATTTCTTGAGAGGGCCTTTTGGTCAGTGCGCTTGCGCATATTGTGGAGAATGGGGAGAAAAGCTTACGATTGACCATATTGTCCCGAAGAGCAAAGGCGGCCCTCACTTTTCACGTTGGAACATGATTCCAGCATGTAAGAGCTGCAATTTGAAGAAGGGAGATTTGCCGATGCTTGAATGGTGGCGAGTGCAGCCATTTTGGACAGAGAAGCGCGAAGAAATCTTGCTGGCGTGGGTGTATTGCAATAGCTTCGTCAGTGCCCACACTGATCAAAAAGATTTGGAAGCATGGTGCGAGAAGAAGGGGCTTGTGCTGCCGCTGCATCAAACAATTGAGCATGAAAAAGCCCCCTTGTGGGGGCTTTGTTGTAGTGCCGCTTAGCTTTCGACGGGGGCAAACATCACTTGTTTTCCTGGGAGATCGTATCGAATGCCAGGAACTGGCTGCACTTGATTCGGCATAGGGCAGAATCCTCCTTCGCATTGCTGAGAAGCATTTTCAAGAGCTTCAAGCGCATGCTGTTCTGGCTCGTTCTCCATGGAAAAAATAAGAAGATCAAGATACCAGCCAGCTTTCTTCAAATCTTCCAAGCCATTCTTGTCTTCATAGCGCCAAACATATTTGATGATATTGCCTTTCAGGAAGCCCCTAAATTCATCCTTTTCCATTGAAGCTTCAATAGCCTCAATACATTCAATGCCGCCATTTTTAGCGTAGTGGCGAGGGTGATTAACGGGATCGTGCATGATCAAAAAGAAGATTGGTGCAGGTCAAAAGCCTCGAAGGCTTCTTTAAACAATGGACGGGCGAGAGTGGACAAAGCTTGAGCATAAGCTTGGATTTCCCACTGACTGCCAGCTTCGTCTCGCAATGAAATGAAATGCAACAAAGCTTGCAAGCTACAGGTCCAAGTGAAGGAACTGTACGTCGCCATGGGCATGATGCCCCTGGCTTGCTCCTTCGCCACGCCTAGCGTCAGCAGCGCCCTGTAAGCCTGCTTTGCCTGCTCAAGAGCCTTGGCATATTCAATCATTGCCACTTGGTTCATGCTGGGCTCCAAGGCGCCGCTGGAAGCTTGTTTGTTGCTGGCGCTTTGCTGGCGGAATTCACGCGGCATGTAGTACGTGTCATCGTCAGCTTCGCAGTAGCGAAAGCTTTTCTCGTTCCAACCCAGCGTGTCATTGGCAAACGTGCCACCAATCACATGCTTCCACCATTGCCGACAAACATAGAGCGGAGCCTTCACTTGCCATTTTGTGACCACGCCACGAAATGGGCTAGTGTGCTGATGCTTGACGAGATAATTAAGAAGCTTCTGGTCCTTTTCGGACCATTCGCTGCTCGTTTGGTCAAAGCTTTGGCGGGCGTCGCAAACAATGTCAAGCGAAGTGCCCATCCAATCAATGAGACGCACGAAGCTGATGCCATCCATCAGCGGATCAATCTTGTTCGTCATGACTCAGAAGTGGACTTGGCAAAAAGAAAGCGCACAGTCAAAACCACCAATACCCACTCCCGAAATCCCAATGCAACACTGGGAAAGAAAAGTGGCACAGAAAGGCTTAG